TTATTGAATAAAGCTTTTTGTTCTTCTGTTAAATCATCAAACTTAATGAACACTCCATCTACCACTAATCCTTTTCTATCCTTAATTTCATTCCAAGCCATTTCTAAACATTCAGCCAAGTTGAATTGTAAGAATGAGGCAATCACTTCAATATTAGCACAAAGTAATTTTAATGACCCAACAGGATTACGACCACGAGCTACATCACTTGCTACAGCACCTAAATTGATAAGTAGGTTTGAAGTTAGCATATTCATCGGAGTGGCAATAAAATAAGCGTGGTTAGCATCTGTATCAATTTGACCACTTAACATACTTGTTACAATAGGATCTTTTTCTACGTTTGCCAAAGCAAAGAATTTACTACTTACTAATTCGCCACCAATAGCATCTTTCGATTGGTATTGTTTAGCTAAAATACTTGCCACTACAATAGTATCCCCAATGCCATCTTTAATCATATTACAAGCCTTTTTAAGCTTTTCTTTATCGTTATCTTTTAAAGCTGTATATAATTCTTTTGCACCTTCAGCAATCTCTTTTGCCTCTTCAGTCAATTTCACAAATTGAGAGTGCATAGATAAACCACTTGCAATATTTCGTTTAACAGCCCATTCTACATAATTTTTTGTAAATTGATCAATTTTCTTTTTCATTTAATTTTACCTTTAAATATTCAAACAACTCTTTAACCTGTTCTCTGTCAATAGTTGTTTCTGCAAAATGAATTAAGTTACGGTCATAATCAACACCTTCACAGGCATCTACATATACCTTTATACATAACCCTTCATCTGATTCTTCTACTTTAAGATACTCATACTTTGTAAATTGCCCTGTTGTATCTAATTCTAACATAACTATTCTCCATATAATAAAAGGCTAGATAATCTAACCTAGCCTTTATTCTACTTTAAATCTTATTGTAATTCAAGCTCTTTATCAACATTTTCACGAATCTGGTCTAAAGTGAAATGTTTCTTCAATTCACCATTTCTAAATACTTCTTTTAATTCATCTTTATGTGCTAATTCTTGATAATCAAAGAATTTTAACTCATCTACAAATCTAGTACCATTTTCTAAAACAGCAACTAGACCACGTTGTGAGCGTTTAGTACCATCATCTGTTTTAGGGTCTTTGAATAAAAATCTTTCTCTTTCATTTACAATTGAATAAGTAGATTTAACAGCAAATCCAAATGTATCCCGTGTATTGTATTGGTATGTGTAACTTCCTACCCCAACCACGATATTAGAACTTGCAAAACCTTTAGCTTTCAACTGTTTTAAAATCTCTTCAAATCGGTCTAAGGTAATTGAATCACCATAGATCGCACCAATATGGGGATCTAATACTTTATAACCTTTTGAATTGACTTTACCACCAAAAATTACCCATAAACTTTCAATCAAGCCTACATATTCAGCAGTGTTTGGTTCAGCATTAGGATCACCACAAATAATTTTAACAGGATCACCGCTATCTGGTCTAATTACAACTTTACCATCTCTAGCCATAATTTTAGATCTTAATTCTGGTAAAGTTTCTGTAACATTTTTCCAAAAATCATAAGTATCAGATACGATTGATACAAAACCTGTAGGGTAAACATCTTCAATTAGGTATCTAAATGTTTCTAGCTCATTCAAACCGTGCGAACTCATTACGCTATGTTCCGTGGCAGGGATGCTAGTTCCGATTAAACTATTGCTACCATACCAACCTTTTAAATAATTAATAGCTGGGATAGTATCAGTACCAATAAAGCTAGTTAAATGACCTGCACCACTAATTTCAGCACTTTCTAAACTTGACATACCACGCATACTAAAATCGTGGCATTGGAAAGGAATGTGTAATAAATCATCACACGTTTCTTTTGCATATTTAGTTGCAATACGTTTATATTCTCTTGCAATAGTAGCACTTGTGCAAGGTTGCCATAACATTGTACTTAGTAAGGTTTCAAGATAGTTAGTTACCCAATAAAATTTTGGGTGTGTATTTTCAATAGTTAGCATAGGAACTTTAATACTAACTGAACTACCTTCGGCTACCGCAAAAATTGAAACAGGTAGATAGCCAAGCTTGTGTAAAGCTCGAATATGTTCACCTGTTGTATCAGTGCCTAAATGTTCTTTTACAAATTGAACATATTGATCAACTACTTCATCTTCATCTTGATAAAAGAAGTTATCATTGAAATAGTCAATAAGATATTTTTTAATAAATCCTTGTAAGCCAAATAATACAACTCGATCAGTTCTTGGGAAATATTTATTAGAACGTGGAGTCCAAGTTGAATAGATTTTAGTTGTGCCTTTTACATATTGGTCTTTATGACCTACTTTGTAAAAATCACACAACAAGCTAGGGATTGAATAGTCTTTAATTACGCTCATTATTCACCTCAATATAATTAGGTTTATCAATTGACCAATCCATTGTATTTTCATGATAAATACCTTTCAATAGTGGATTGTTCACTAATTTTCCTTTTGTATAAACTTCTTCTAAGTGGCTTACAACAAGATAAGCTGCCTTGAATTTATACTTTTTAGAAATCTCTGTTATTGCTAAATCAAAAGTGCCACCATAAGAACAAATATCATCTACAATAATTAAATTATAATCTTCAGTGCCACTTACAAAATCTTCGCTTGTTTCAAACGTTAGACCTTTGATTTTACCTGTTGCAAAATCACGTTCCTTATTACAAATAATCTGATATTTTGAAATAGGATCTAATTGTGAGCTAAAACGTTCTTTTGCACCTTTATCTGGAAATACAATAACATATCTCCAGTCATCTTTCAAGACATTACGGATAAAAGATTTAGTAAGTTCGCCAATTGTTTCTTCATTATATACATTAGGAACTTGAGACTCTTCAAGTATTTTATCTGAATGTAAGTTGCGAACGTTGATACTAGTAAAGCTTAAAGAATATAACAAGTTCAAGAAATATGCACCACTTAAAAATTGACTATCGTTTTCAATTCTATCCATTCTTGCGTGTGGTAAATAGGGTACATATAGATCCATATCACAACCAGAATATTCATCATTCAATTTTGATGCAATGAAAGCTAAAGGAATAAATTCACTGTCATCTTTATAGTTCCAAACCACTTTTACAGCTTTATTTTCAGCTTTACACTTCTCAATAGATTTTAATACTTTTTCACTAAAGTTAATATTTGTTTCACCAGCTGGATAGTTGGCATATAGGATAGGATAACCATTAACTGAAATCATTTTATTTCTCCAAGGTAAGATTAGGCGTTAGCCTAATCTTGTAATAAATTAAAGAAAGTGACAAAGGCTACAAAAGATAGGAAATATAGGAAAGGTTGATTGTTATAGTAAGCCAAACTATAGCACCCACCACATACACCTAAAATTAGTAATAACTTGAAAGCTTTTAACATATTACATACCTAATCTTAAAGCCCATTTTAAAGGATCTGATAATAAAGTTAAATCAGTTCCTGTCAATTTATAAATATGCACTATAGCATTTCCAAAGGCAAAGATAGTAATTCCAATTGCACCAATTAAGAAAAATAAACCTAACCAGAATGCAATCACAAATCGAATATATTTACCTGTTGCCAAATTGAATAAGCAAATATCATATAACTTCCCTACCATTAGAAATCCATTAAATGCTAATGCAATAAAGGCAAGAAAGAAAAATAAATGCCCTACTAATCCAATATCTAAATCTGACATAATTAACATACTCCTAATTCAAAGTAATTATTGTGATTGAATAAAAACTCAAGAATCTGATCATCAGTATATCTCATAACCGATCTACCTAAACCTTGTGATTCGTGATCAACGCCAATCCAACCAGAACCTTTAACTGTAAATTCTAATTCAAATCCGTGTTTTTTCAATAATTTAATCAATCTCACTAATTTAGGTTCTTTTTTGATTAATTCATCTAAAACGTCCTTATGAATAGTATGCTTTGAAAAAGCACCTGATGAAAAAGCATTAATATAAGATTGGCTAAATCCTCCATTATAACAATCATCATTATGTTCAGTTGTTACAAATTCATCTTCTTTACCATTTAAAAAATCGGAGAAAATATAACTTAATTTGTCTTCAACTCGATAAGCGTTAGGTTGTTCATAGTAGCCACGTAACGTGATAACTAATTTTCTTAAATTACACTCCTGTTTCCATTCCTCAAGATAAGATAAAGGGTTATCACTTTTTACATAAGTTAAACTATGACAAGAGCTTGAATTTGTCTCAAATGCTTTCTTTCTTACAATACGCATTTTAATCTCCTAATAATACTTTTAATTTTTCCACTTCTTCATCAACTGAAAAAGCACTGTTTGGCTTATCAATATCATAAACAGCACCATTCTGTTTATTTGTAATGCGATAAGTCACGTTAAAATCACGAACAAATGCTCTAATAATATATTTGTTCAAT